GAACATAAGTCTCTAAGTTTAACAATTCCACTTTCTAATATTTGTAAATCTGCAGGAGACATAGCAAACTTTATATAGTCAAAGTTTCCGCCAGTCACTTTAATAGAACCAAAGTTTTCACCACCCCCTATTTTAGACTTTAAAGCTTTATCTAATTCTTTACCTTGTTCTGGCGTGACACCTCTATCACCTTTAGAAGATAATAATCCGATAGCACCTTTGTTTTTAATTAAAGAAGCATCAGCCGTTATTATTTCATTTGATGCCGATAAAGTTCTATATGCTGCCGATAAAGGACTCAATCCCATTACAGCATTTTCGTCTGCAGGGTCTGGATTAAACTTTCTTAGGTGCATAACTTCTTCAACATCCAAATTATATTCCTTACTGTTATAGTTGTACTTGTAAGATGTTGCTTGTGGTCCAGTTATTAGATTAGTAACCTTTGGAATAATATATTGAGGTGCTAAGTTCCATCTTTCTGTAAAGTAGTTTGAACCAACACCTTTAACACCATAATGTATTTCGTTTCCAGTTATTAATTGGTAAACTAAAGACTTATAAGTAAAAGATTTGTAGTTTTCTTCTGGGTTAGGATTATGAACAAAATCATAGAAGTCACCACCATCAATAATTTCTACATCACCATTTGATTTAGTGTCTGTAATTAATAAAGGAATATCAGCGCCACTTTCAGCAATACTGTTAACTATGGAATATACATGATTATTTCCTGCATATCCTTCTGAAATAAGTTTTTCTAGGGTATCTTCTCCGTACAGAAAATTAGAGAGAGCCCTGTATAAGGGCTTCTCATAACTAAAACTATGATTCTTAGTTCCTACTAATGCGTTGTAAGCATCTTTTAGTCTTGACATAGAGTAAATTAGTGCAAGGCATCTTCACCTTGTTATTACCTACAAAAATAATAATTTTTTTTAAATAAAACTAAATTATCCAAAAATTATTATTAGAGGTAAATTCATCAATAGCCATAGTTAAAACATCAACCATATCATCATGGAGCCCATTTGGAAATGAGTTACATTCGTTTATAAAGTTTTCATTCCAATTCCCCTTTATTAAAAAACATCTTCCAGATTCTATAAAAGGAGATACAGCATTTGCCCTACTTATCTTATCGTTAGTTGGTGTTTTACCTTCTATTATATTTATATTAGTGTTTTGTTTTAAATGCTGTACCACTGATTTACCACTAGCTTTAGGCTCTACATAAACCATACTACTTGAGTCATATCCATTTGATTTGCAAAACTCTGGTATCTTCTTTGTTAAGTCTGGAAATTCCATCCTCACAGTTAAAACTTCTTTTATATAAATATTGTCGTTATAAAAAGTACAAGCCATTAATGCTGATGGGTCATTTTCCTGCTTTTTTGTGTAAGCAGTATCTAAAAAGAAATCCCACTTTAAAGCTTCTTGATTAACCGGTTTTAAATCAGTGTCTAATATTTTATCAACAACATTAAACCATGAGCCTTTTATTATGCCTCCTTCTGATGGGCTTGGGGTTTGTTCATATTGACCAGAGTACCCATAAGAACCTAATCCTCTTTTAAATCCTTTTAATATCTTTCTGCTTAATCTTTCTGGAAATAATAACCCATCCTTATACTCTTTGAAGTATTTAGAAGGTTTTACAACGCTACTTTCTTCAGCAGGAAAGCAATAATGCTCCCACTCTTCAGGCTCTCTATTTAATAACATCCCTGTTAAATCATTCTCGTGTAACCTTTGCATGATAACAATAAAAACTCCTTTTTCAGGATTGTTAAGCCTACTCCTTAAAGTTTCGTTGAAAAATATATTAGCATTCTCTCTTTCAACTTCAGACCTTGCGAGTTGAGGGTTTTGAGGGTCATCAATAACTACGACATCAGCTCCCATACCCGTAACAGTCCCGCCTGTTGATGTCGAATATCTTAACCCTCCAGCGGTGTTGGTGTATTTTGATTTAGTATTTTCATCTTTGCTAATCTTTACATCTGGAAAATGCTCAATAAACCAGTCAGACTCAATAAGCCTTCTGGCTTGTACACTTAAATCTGTAGATAGAGAAGAAGAATAAGACGTACTTATAAACTTTAAATCTGATTTTCTAATCCAGCAATACGCTGAAAAAAACACATTAACTAATTCACTCTTTAAAGTCCTTGGAGGTATGTTTATTAGTATATGTTTATCCCTGTCAATATTGGATATGATTCTATCAACCTCATCTTGTAGTCTGTCACATATAACTTTAATATGCCAATTCTCATTAAGTTCTTGACCGTTATGTAGAACTTTAAATGCTTCTAATGAAAATCTATAGAAAGACCTTTTGCACAGCTCTGAAACTATTTCAGTTTTATTTAGCATTCATCTCTTCTTCTAACTTCTTCAATGTTTCTGTAGAAACTTTTGATAAGTCGAATGTTTTATCTGTTATTTCCTGCTCTATAACCTGTGGAGCTTTACCAAATAAATGTTCAGCTACAAATTGCTGACCTCTTGTAGTTTGTGCAAAATCTTTTAAAAATGCTATTTGAGCCTCTTCATCATTTTCTCTATTGTAAAGAACTCTAATAGCCTTCTTCATTATTTCTCTAGCCTTTTCGCTAACTTCTTTTTTAGGAGCTCCAGCTCCTTTTCTAGCACCTCCATTATTCTTTCTTCCGTCTACTTTTTTCATGTTTATTATATTTTTGGCTTTTCTGGAATTTCTATAGTACTATATTTATTAACATAATCCAACCATTCCATAAAAGTTCTATCTTCAACACCTTTCAACCATAAAGAGTACCATGCATCCATGTTTGGATTCTTATACCATACAGACGTTTTAAAATGGTTTATACAGTATGATTTATTAGTTTGAGCATTAACCCTAGTGTTTTTTGATTCACATTTAACACATTTATTATTAAATGATGATTTGCTTCCAAAATAATTGAAAAGTTCATCTTTGGTGTACTTTATATTTATTTCAGGATTTGATTTATAATTCATTGAAATAAAATCGAATGTTTCTATTGTTAATTCTCCCCTATATCTGTAAATGTCATGTAATGAATATCACCAAAACAGTCATAAACTGGAACTTGAAAATAATCGTCATTAAATACTACTATTTCCGTATCATACCCAAATAGATTGTAAATGTCTTCTTCACTTCTATAAGCATCTAAAAAACCCTCTTTATCTTCCATATTCTCAATATCTGATAGTGGTATGTACTTTTTAAACCTCATTACAATGTAAAAATAATGAAATAAATTTAATTTTTAAGTTTTTTAAACTTAGCATTCTTTTCGTAGTCTTTTAAGTATTCACCATCCAGTTTAAACTTCCTTTTACCTTTTATATGTTTATCCTTTACCAATTGTTCTAATATAGGTTTAACAAGGTTTTCATCTGTATTAGTAACTCTGGATATAAATTTAATATCTAAACTTTCTTCTGGTAATGCTCTAAATAGTCCTATTATCTTTTTGTATAACATATTATTTCCAATATTTACTCATTCCCCTTTGAAGGAAATCCATATATGTTTTATTACTTACTTTAAATTGATGTTGGCTATCTTCACAATACAGTATTCTTTGAACTGTTCCCATTTCTGTAAATATAGTTTTTAATAAGCTAACATTTAAAGAGCCACTTACAGGGCATCCCCATCTAGGTAGCCCCATTTTAACTGATTGATTTGTTACACTTCCAAAATAAGGCTGTAAAGTTAAATAAAGCTCTTCTGTTGTTACTATATCTCCTTTGTTGTAATCAACCATCTTTTGTAGATATTCTTTCTTCTCTTGTGTGTTTCCGTATTCTATCATGTCCCACATGTGCATTCCTTCGTGAGACTGTTTAAGTGTTAATCCAAAGTATTTAGCCATGTAATCCATAGAATATGAAGGTAGTTTAAAATATCTCTTAGCCATCCTGTAAATATCAAAACTCTTAACATATCTATCTACATGAAGTTGATGTTTAGCAGCTCTTGTATTAATCCATTTATTATCAAAAGAATTATTATTTTGACCTATAACCATAGATGCTTTATTGTATTCTTTTAAGAATTTTTTAAGCATTGATTTGTCACAGTGCTTTTTATCCCATGTTAAAGAGTAAACTTTATCTTCTCCAACCCATTTCCAAGCAATAGATATTATAGTTGGTTCACTTCTTAACTGCTTGTGGTTTATGTGCTGTTTGCCTGTCCACCACGTATCAACCTTAACCCTGCTTGTTTCAATATCATAAACCATTACTTTATCACTTATAATATTCTTTCTTAATACATTTAACCCAAACTCTTTAGCGTAAGACCTAATAACTCTTTCACCTACACCAAACTCTTTAGAAAGAATCTCTTGCACTTCTTTCTTAGGTCTATCACTAGCATATAAATCTATTAGTCTTTGCTTTTTCTTTTTTGATAATCTTTTTCCTACTGGGTCTGCCATGTTGTAAATATAAGTAAATTATATTATTTTTAGTTCTTCAAAAATCTATAACTGCATTTAAAAACCATTAAAACGGTTTTTAGTTGCGTGTTAGCTGCAATACTCGTAATCAATCCAAAGTTTACCACCAAACACTTGTTTTAGGCTATGTGCCTCACCCCAATACAAAAGCCTTGTTCTTTTACCATCTTCATACGTTACCCTCCAATATGGGTAATCTTGGAAATTAGCCCTGTACCAAGTCCGTACAGCAGCTAA